GCGGATGGTAAGCTTACAACACAAGAGCCAGAGGTTTCAGTTACAGTAATTTGATCTGTAGTGCCAGTAATTCCAGTAATTAATTTAGCGCCAACAATAGTATTAGATGCGTTCTTATAGAATAACTTGCCATCTGCATAGTTTAATGCCAGTTCCCCATGAGTCATAGAAGCAGGTACAGACGTAGTTGTACCTGAATTCTTAACTAAAATAGTATTAGCCATGTAAAGACCTCTATAGGAATATAAAATAAGCGCTTATGTTAATAGTAACATTTTTTATTCTGTTGTGCCAGAACAAGATTCCAAATCTTCAAAACGTTTAGTAATCAAATCATCGTATTTAGCTGCGATTTCTGCAACGTTGTGTTGAATCAAGGCGTTGCGTGTACGCTGTGCAGTGGAAGGACCAATGTGTTGCTTGTAAATCATCTTGGGAATATAATTAAATTTAGTAATTAAAAAAGTTCTAACAACTAGATCAAAATCATCTGCTACAGTAAAACGAGGATCATGTCCATTCAACTGCCTATAGACATCTGCTCGCCATGCACGAACGTGATTAGGCGCTGAAACGATATGTCTAATAGTAGTAGGATTAATCTCTGGAGCACCCATTGTCCACACTTGATGTTCTTCATCCCAATAGTCGGAACCATAGCCAAAAGCCCAACCATCAGGGTATCTTCCTGATTGGCCATCTGGTAAAATTTCACACCAATCAGAATAAACAAAACCAACTTCAGGATCAGTAAATGCGTCAGCAGTTAACTGTAGTGCGTCGGGCATTAATTCATCATCGTGATCTAACTCTACTAGAATGTCACCCTCGGCTGCCATCATGCACTGACGTTTAACTCTGCCAATGCTTCCAGAATGAACATGTGATTTATGCGCCATCAATCTAAATCTTTCATCAGACGCTAAACCATAAATTTGATTCCATGTATTATTATTAGTAGAATCGTCCCAAACAACCCATTCCCAATCAGTATAAGTTTGAGATTTAAGACTTGCCCAAGTTCTAGCTAGAATACTTGGATCAGTATTATAAGTTGGTGTACAAATAGAAATCATTTAAGCCTCAGTATCAATAAAATATATGTATATATTATCACATTAACTTGCAATGTGCCAATAATCCTTGCTCTTATTTAAGGACTTTAGTCTTACTATTCTATCGAGGATGGGAGTCTTTATCATGCGGAATTTTATTGGTAACTTATTTAGGTTTTCTACTATATCACTAGCTATTGTTGGCTTTTTTGCGCCGCTATCAAGTGCGCACGCAAGCAACTTATTAGTCAACGGGGATTTTAATGGATCCTCTGGATGGACTGTGTCCCAAAATGGAGGCTCTGGAGTTTTATTCAATGGCGCTTTGCAATTTTCCTATCAGACCGGCGAAGTATTCCAAGCTATCACTGTTACACCAGGGGATACTGTAACTCTTTCATTTGCTGTTGACAATAGCCTGACAAATAGCGTAGGCCAAGGTGTTGTATCGGACACCTGGACAGCAACGATATCCTCGGATTCGCCTTCTCCCGCCTCAGCCACAGTCACTAGATCTGTTGCTCATGATCTTGAAAACTTCAGCCTGTCCATTACCATTCCGCAAGGTGCAACGACCGCTACAATAACCTTTAGTGGTATGGACAAAGGTTTTTGGAGTGGGCACTACGGTCCAAGTATTGATAATGTCTCCATAGGAGTGACCCCAGCGGCTTTCGTCCCGACAGGGTATCCAGCAGACCAGCAGTGGGAAGCAGTGACTTACGGTGATGGAAAATTTGTTGCCGTTGCTTCGTCCGGAGATGGCAACCGTGTCATGACTTCAACAAATGGCAATTATTGGACCTCAAGAACGTCTGCTTCTGATAGTAACTGGCAGGGGATCACCTACGCCGACAATCAGTTTGTTGCGGTTGGTTCAAATGCTGTAATGACCTCGCCTGATGGAGTTACTTGGACATCAAGAACTGCGCCAGTTGGCGAGTGGCAAGCAATCACGAACTGTGGCGGTCTTTTTGTTGCTACCGCAACTTGGGGTAGCAGTTATGTAATGTCTTCCACAGATGGTGTTGAATGGACATTACGCACTCCATCTTATGGATGGTCACATGACGCTGTTGCCTGTAGTGCAACAATTCCACGGTTTGTATCTGTGTCTCAGTTTGGTAGAGCATGGTCTTCCGCCAATGGAACTACTGGCTGGTCTACTCAAAACCCTGGTGCAATTGTGGATATCCGAACAGTTGCGTTTGGTAATGGTCGTTTCTCGTGGCTTGAGTACAGCACAAACTCGGGAAATAGATACGGCGGTTACTCCATAAATGGATTGAACTGGTCTGCTGGACTTGTTCCATCTAACCAGTGGAAATACATCACCTACGGCGAAGATAAATTTATTGCGGTAGCGGAAGGTGGATTAAATTCCCGCTCCGCTTATTCAACCGATGGTGCGAACTGGACGCTAGGTTCTGGAGTTCCAAATAACTCGTGGCAAGGGGTTGCTTATGGGGCTGGAAAGTATGTTGCTGTAGCAAACTCTGGAACAGACAACAGAGTTATGACTTCTGCGGATGGTCAATCATGGGAGAGTCTGTCTGTCACTCCTCCTCCGTACTTCAATGCCGTCACAAACCTGACGGCTGTTGCCAACGCAGATGGAAGCGTGAACCTTGACTGGGATGCGCCAACATCAAGCAATGTTGACATCTACGCTTATGCAGTTAGTTTTTACGACCTTGACGAAATTGGTGGAACCACCTCAGGCGGTTGGGGTTTATCGACTAATCAAGGAACTACTTATTTGTTAAGCACTGGGATGTTCTCTGGTAGCAATCCTCTCACGACTGGATACGGACCAGTTCGCTTTGGCATTAAAGCAGGAAATCAGAGCTGCTTTTCCAGCGCAGGCGTAGGTCCATGCGTGTATGGACCCGAAGTCACTGTTGATGCAACTGTTCTTGATCCAACCCCCGCCACAACAACTACCACCGAGCCCGAACCAGAAACAACTACCACAACTGAGCCCGAGCTAGAAACAACAACTACCACCGAGCCGGAACCAGAAACAACAACTACCACCGAGCCAGAGCCAGAAACAACTACTACAACTGAGCCGGAACCAGAAATAACTACTACAACTGAGCCAGAAACAATTCCTCCTGTAGTTATTCCTCCAGATACAGATCCCCCTACAGTTGATCCGGAACCAGAAACTACAGTTCCCGAACCAGAAACAACTATTCCTGAACCAGAAGTTATAGAGCCGGAGCCTGAGACTACTGTTCCGGAAGAAATATCTGATCAAGTAGATGAGATTTTATCTGGAGATTTAACTGAAGAAGAATTCGCTAATGCTGTAGATGAAATTTTAACTTCAGCTGATAACGAAGAAGAGTTAGTTGCTGCAGCTACAGAATTATTATCTGGTGATTTATCAGAAGAACAATTCACAGAGGTTATTGATCAAGTGTTTGCGGAAGAATTAAGTGATGAGGCGTTTGCTGAAGTGCTTGATACCGTGTTCGAAGAACCACTGAGTGACGAAGAGTTTACTGCAGTCATTGATGCCGTCTTAGATCAGCCATTGAGTGACGAACAATTCGAAAATCTAGTTGACGTGTTGAGTAGTGAAACAGTTACTGATGAGCAAGTACAGGAAGCTGTCGATGCAATTATAGAAAATGGAATAACGGAAGATCAGGCAACTGAGATTGCTACAAGTGCAGAGGTACTATCATCTATCGATGGAGAACAAGCAGCAGAAATCTTTGCTGAGATCCCTATTGATGACATAACAGAAGAGCAAGCGTTGGAAATTATTACTGCGGTACAAGACGCTCCAACAGAAGTCCGTTCTTCATTCGAAGAAGAAATAAACATATTTGGCTCAGGAAGTTTAAATACTTATGTGCCGTTAGGTTCCAGCATAAATGTGGGACAAAGAAGAGCGGTCATAGCTGCTGGTGCAGTTATAGCTGTTGCTCCAGTAGCTGGGGCTTCAAGAAGAAGATAACAACAGGGAGATATAATAATGAAAAAATTTATAACTAAACTAATAGCTGCACTTTACGACCAGGCTTGGACAATTGCCGGAACAATACTTGTTCTTATTACTTTGTCTGGAGACATACAGACATGGGGTATAAAAATCAGTGTTATTACCTTAATGATAGTTCTGTTTGGCGCTGTAATTAAAAAAGAAATGGATGATTCTGATTGATTATTTAATCAAATCTTCTGGAATAATCCACAGCTTGCATACAGCGTTAGGCTCAATCTTACCAGCTACTATTTCGCATCCCTGACCACCCATAAAAAATACGCAGTTAGAACAAATCATCCCCTGCTTAATGAAGGGGTTAACTTTTGCGGGAGCATAATGTGCACCGTTTGCCTTTGATGTCTGATCAAACTTTCCAAACATTTCAACCAATTGTTCGTATTGGTCGTACATTAATTTTTGACGAGGATTTAATTTTTCTTCAGGATCATCTGGATCTTCTTCATCTTCAGGTTCCTCCTCGGGCATTTCATCTTCTGGCATATCTTCATCATCGCCATTAGAATATTCTGATAGCCAATAATTACTCATCTCTTGAGCCACCTTTTACTATGCCATCAGGAATCGCAGCTAGTCTGCAGTAACCATTGTCTTCTACTGTCTGAGCTACAATCTTGCAAACACCATTACCTTCGTAAAGGGCGCAATTACCACACTTGACACCTATAGTTAGGTTATCGTTTTCCGTACCTGGAACATATCCAACCCATATTCCATTACCATCACCATTAGCGAGCTTACCGTATTTTGATACGATACCTATCATGGCCTGAACATATTCTTCCTCAGCTGCAGGAAGTTTATTTTCCATTTTTTCTAAAAATTCAGCTAACCAATAAATTGCCATTATTAACCTATACACTTTCTTGAGCAGAATCTTTCATTATTATGTTCGTAAATCATACCACGTATGAACTGTCTACTACAGGTCGGACAGGTAAAAGACTTGCCTTTTAATCCTACATACAGAATAGCTTTACCTGCTGGCTCTGCTTTTAATGTAGCTACAGGTGAATTTGAAACATTTTTCTTTGCGGGCTTTTTACCGGCCATTTTGACTCCTTAGGTATTCAAGACATCTAGGAGTATAGTAATCACTTTTTCCTATTTATAGTTATTTTGTATGTAAACAGGATAAGTTTCATCTATCTCATAATACTTTAGGGGAAATCTATCAAATGGATCTATTCCCTTTTCAATCCTATGCTTAATAGTTTCTAAAGACTTGTATTCATTTTCATTATATTCTGTATGCGCAAATGATTCTATCTTATATATAATATTATTAATATCTGAAAAATAAGAAAAGTGCCAACCAGCGTTGGGTATTCTTGGCAAAAGTGCTTCTCTCATTTTTTGTGGACTATTTTTTTTTAACTCCGAGTATTTCAACGCAACTGGTCTAGCAGTTTGGTTGCAGTGATCTGGAACCTGCCAATTAAAATTCCAAAAATATTGCCTATTATCTAAAGCTACAGGTTTTTTTATATTTTTTAATTCCTGTATAACAGATGATTTAATAATTTCATCCACATCAGATATTAA